TAACCGCTTCCACCGCTTGCACTTTCACCATGCCTACCGCTGTGGCCGGGAAATCATTTGTGCTGCTGCTCAAACAGGCGGTGACGACCGGGGCCGGTACGGCCACCTTCACTTCAGTGAAATGGAACAGTACGGGAACACCCACTCAAACCTCAACCGCCGCAACGATGGACATCTACTCTTTCATCAGCGACGGGACAGATTGGTACGGTAGCTACAGCCAGGGATACACGCCATAATGTTTGCTGCGACGAACATGATGTTAGCCCCCGCAAGCGGTCACGGCGGAGGCGGAGGCGGTGGCACGCTACCGGTAGCGAGTTTCTCCCCGGACACAGCAGGTAAATCAACTTGGCAACTCGTGTTCGAGGATCTTTTCCCCGGCACCTCGATTGACACCACCAAATGGCAACCCCTGTGGTACACCACCAGCGGCCCTAACAATGTGACCACCACACCCTCCAATATCTCTGTGTCTGGCGGGGTTTGTACGCTGACATTATCAAGCTCTAGCATCGGGGCATGTATGGTCACACGTCCTGCCGCACATGCCGGTGGAAACGGGGTAACCCCCGGATTCGATTTGCCGTCCGAGAGTGTTTTTGAGGCACGCTGCCTATTCCCTGGTAACGGTAGTTCACTTTACAACTGGTCGGCGTTCTGGGTGCTCCATGACGAGTCGGATGGTGCCGCCACCATGGAATTCGACATCGCCGAAAACCTGCAAGGAAACACAACGTCAAGCTATCATCTCGGCTACCCGACAGTCATCGAAGCAACGACCCATAATACTACCGATGCATACTACGGCGGCGCATATCATGTCTGGACATACCACCGGGGGACATCAAACGACTACGTGTACATCGACGGTGTTCTGAAATGGACTCACGCGCAGAACGCTTCTGACCCGCACGCCACCGCCCGGCAATATGTTCTTCTCAACATCGGCAACGGGCAATCCAACCCGGTACAGACCGGATCTGCCGGGGCCATGCTGGTCGACTATGTTCGTTCCTGGTCGCCGGCATAAATGCGAATCTGCGTGCCCTACACCAGATTATGTGATGCCACAAAAATTTTTGCGTCCTATTATGACGACCAGGTGAAGTACGTTGAACTGCGCGATGACCCGTGGGATTACACCCGGTACTTTCAGGACCGTTGGGACGACGGCCGCACGTTCATCAACCTGGAACATGACACGGTGCCCTGGCCCGGTGCGCCCGAGGTTCTGATGGCGTGTGAGAAGCCTTGGTGTGTCTACGGTTACACGATGAAGGTCGAGGAGAAGACTGGTGCGTCACTGGGTTGTACGAAGTTCACCGATACGTTTATGGCAAAGCTGCCTGATGTATGGAGTGACATGCTCGTCTGCGGACACTGGCCCGAAGACGCCTGGGCGCACTGTGATTCGTGGCTCTACGACTACGCGACGGCTCGCGGTGTTCACCCGCATCTGCATCTACCGAGTGTCCTTAACGCTAATCCACGCTATCTACGGCAACCCAGACCAGGACCGTAACTGAAATAAAGGAGTTGAGATGTTTTCTGCCGGATCTGTGTGCATATACGAGACATTCAGCCAATTGCCCGCTGTAGGGTCCGGGCTGGGTTTCGCCCAAGACACCAACCAGTTCTACCAGTGGGTCAGTGGGGCCTGGGCGGCAGTGCCACCCGTGGGTGCGACACGGGTTGTCTCCTCAGTGGGTGGGTCCGCGACCCCCACCATCAACGTGTCTACTACCGATCTGTACGAGGTTACTGCGCTGGCGCAGGCCATCACTGGCGTCACCGTCACCGGCACACCAACAGACGGTCAGGTGCTGAAGTTCCGTTTCAAAGACAACGCGGTCGCGAAAGCAATCACCTATGGTGCGAGCTTTACGGCTTCCGGCGCGACGGCGCTACTCACCACGACTATCGCTTCCAAGACACACATGCAGAACTTCCAGTACGACTCGACTCTGGCGAAGTTTGTCGCCACCTACGTGGACGTAGCCGGTTACTGAGTGTCATGGGCACCAACCAACAGCCGATCAGCAAGCATCTACGGCCAGGGCCGGGGGGACCGCAATCCGGTTTACCCGGTCAGCCGAACACCAACCCGTACCAGAATCCCTACCAAGAGGTGGTCGAGCATTTCTTCGATCCGACCACACCCAACGATCCGGTATTCGCGGATGTGCAGGCACCGTACGAGATTTCGACGGCCAGCCCGATAGGGCAGATCATGAGCGACTTCCAAGAGGCCCAGTCGAAACTGAAAAACAACGGCGGAAAATAGCACCGCAGTGAGCGTCAGCGAAGCGAGGAGCGGTTAAAATGCCTTGGTACGGTTGGGCTCTGGGTGGATTCGGTATCGGGCTCGCGGTGTTGGCGGGATGGTTCGCCATCGTCATCTGGCTGGCGCATAAAGGCGATCCAGGCATTGACTCAATCTAGTCCGGTGCTTGGCGCGACACTGCCACGCATCTACACGACGCCGCTACCGCAGAACTGCGACAAGCACGGTGAACTGCTCAAGGATCGTACACACGGTTACGCCGCAATCAAATTCGCCGAAGACCTGCTGCACCTGAAACTGTACCCGTGGCAGTGCTGGTTGTTGATCCACGCGCTGGAACTGATCACCGACGAGAACGGTTTCGATGTCTACCGCTATCGCATCGTGCTGGTGGAAGTTGGTCGCCAAAACGGAAAGAGTTTGCTCACAATCGTTTTGGCGTTGTGGCACCTGTTCGCACTGCACTCGGGCACCGTGATCGGCACCGCGCAGGACTTGACGAAAGCCGACGACACCTGGCTGGAAGCTGTGGGCTACGCCGAAGCCGACGAAGAACTGGCCGAACTGTTCGACCCGTCAGGTATTTTCAAGGGGCACCCGAAATGCTTTACTCTGCACGACGGTTGTGAATACCGGGTGGCGTCGGCAACGCGGCGTGGTGGCCGTGGATTCTCCGGTGACTTCATCTTGATGGACGAGCTTCGCGAGCACAAGAATTGGGAATCATGGTCGGCGGTCACCAACACCATGAACGCGAGACCCAGAGGGCAGGCCTGGGCGTTCTCCAACGCCGGTGACGCCACCTCGGTGGTGCTCAGATATCAACGTGCACTTGCACATCGGGATCTCGAATGGCCTGACGGTGAACGCGAATTCGAAGGCGTGCTGGACGACCTCGACTCCGAACTTGAAGCATTCTTGGAATCCCAAGGGGCCGACCTCAAACCGGGATGGTTCGAATGGTCGGCACCACCAGGGGCCAAACGCCAGGACTTGGATGCTTTGGCGCAGAGCAACCCGTCCATGAATCATGTCGAGGTCACCGAGGACTGCCCCACCACCCGAACTCTGCTGGCCGCACTGCGATCCAACCCGGCCTACGAATACGAGACCGAGGTCATGTGCCGTTGGGCCACACTGGGATTGGGTGGCCCGTTCCCCGAAGGCTCGTGGGAGGAATCCTGCAAACCCACAGCACAGCCAGCAGAGGGAACGAAAAAGGTGATGTGCGTGGAGATCTCGGCACGACGTAACCAGACCTATGTTGCCAGGGCCGGATACAAAGAGGACGGCACCTTTGTCGTCGCCATGCGTTACGACCATCCCGGCACCGAATGGGTCGCCGAAGCCCTTGCGCTAGACGCGCGTTCCACCGAAATGGTGGTCATACGCACCGAGGCCGGCAGCTCCTCGTCATCACTGTTCGAAGAACTTGAACGCGAACTGACCATCCCCGTGAAGGAATGGAAAGGCGATGACGTCAACATCGCCCACGGCCAGATGTTCGACCGGTTACGCGACGGCACCATTGAGCACCTACCGCATTCCGGCCTGGACATGGCGGCAACCTCAGCGCTGGAAGCACTTAAACCCGGTGGCGGCTGGCGGGTGGACATCCGCAGATCCCCCACCGACACCGCCCCGCTGTACGCGGCTATCGGCGCGGTGTGGGGGTTGGAGCAGATGGTGGGCGCAGACTACGACGTGATGGAGTCGGTGTTGTGACATTTCTGATTCACTCTGCGGAAGTGGCTGTGGGTGTCGCCGTGGCATGGGTGATCATTGTCTGCTTTTTCGAATCCACCAATTCCATCAATCGTATCTGGCAGAAAATATGGCACAGGAGAGTTAAGTAATGGCTGACGTTGTATTCAATCCCGTTTCGGGTGTGCCCTTCTCGGGATCGTTACGCATGAAAGACTTGGGCGACACCACCTATGCGCCACTATCGATGGCTGTCGCGGGGCCGGTGCCGACGCTATCACTATCTGCGGTGTCAGCCGTCCAAAACGGTCTGATGCTCGACAACACCGGGGTGCGCAACAACCACAGTATGGTAGTGATCGTTTCGGCTGGCTTCAGTACCGGTGTGGTGACGTTACAAGGCAGTCAGGACAATGTGAACTGGTTTACCCTTGTGATCGCATCCAACACTGGGACTTCCCCGGCTGTTGCCCCGCCACTGACCGCCAGTAACAGTTTCATCTACACCGCAACCCTGACCCCCGTGCGCTATCTGCGTGCTGCCATCACGACGGTCATCGTTGGCGGCACCATCAGCGCTTATGTAGCGAGCGCCGGATGAACCCCGAACCTCACGGCTACCCGCTCGGCACCGAAGTCACCTGGGAGCGAGGTGATTTGCCCGATGGTGTCGGCGTCATCGTGGAAATCAAAGACTACGGGGGCCGCAACTTCTACATGGTGCGTGACGGGGTTAACGCCATGTACGGGTTCCATGAAGACTACCACCCGTTGAAGGCGAGAACCTAGATGGTGTGGCCCTTCGCGGATAAGCGCAGCCTTTCTGAAAAGGCTAGTGCTGGTGCTAAACTCACGAATGAGGAGTGGCGGCAACTTTCGTTCATCGACGGCTTCTGGCCGGATGCTGGCGGTGCCAGCAAGCAAGGTGTGGTCTCCGTATCCCGCGCACTGGCTCTCGTGCCGGTGTTTGGTGCGGTGCGGACAATCGCAGACTCCATAGCATCCCTGACACCGAGTCTCTATACACGCGAAAACGGTTTGCTGAAAAGACAACCGGTACCAAGCCTTTTCGCGCAGCCCTCCATCCACGGCAGCATGTACGAATGGCTGTTCCGCGCGGCAGCCTCCATGTGCCTCAACGGTGACGCTATCGGATTGATCACCGCCACAGACTATTACGGATTCCCCACCATGATCGAATGGCTGAATCCCGAACAAGTCGCCACCAACGACGGCAAAATGTACGGACCAGGCTCCTACATGAACCCGATGTGGTGGTGGTGGGGCCGACCCATCGACCCGAAAATGCTGCTGCACATCCCCTGGTTCTCCATGCCCTGGCGGGTAAGAGGATTATCGCCCATCGGCGCTTACGCGCTGGCGATCAACACCGGCATCGGCGCGATGGAATTCCAGGCCAACTGGTTCGGCCAGGGCGGTGTGCCACCCGGTGTGATGAAAAATGCTGAACGCATCATCGACCCCAAAGACGCTGATGCCCTGTCCAATCGCTTGACAGCGCGGATGCAGTCACGCAAACCCTTGGTGTATGGCCGGGACTGGGACTACACACCGATAGCGATCAAACCCCACGAGGCCCAATTCGTGGAGAGCATGCAGCTCACGGCAGCCCATATCGCTGTCATCTACGGGATACCGCCACGCAAACTCGGCGGCAGCACAGGTGAGTCCATGACGTACTCCACAGCCGAGTTGGACAACCTTGATTTCCTGACCACATCACTGCGGCCCTGGCTGCGGCGCTTAGAATATGCTCTGACAAAGTGCTTTCCAAAAGGCTGGTTCGTCAAATTCGACACCGATGACATGTTGATGCTCGACGCCAAGACACGATCCGAAATAGACAACACCAGTCTTGGTTTCCAGAATATGGGCTGGAAGAATCAGGATGAAGTTCGGGCGAGTCGCGATATGCCGCCTATGGCGAAAACGCAAGACCCTCAACATGTTCCGATAGCGGTAGCAGAACTCAAACCGCCACCACTGCCACCGAAGCCTGATGAGCCGAAACCCGATGCGAACGGCAAGCCCGCTTCGAATGGCAAGACGACTTCCAATGGGCGGGAACAGATTTCCAACACGAATAAAGCTCTGGCCGGTGCTGCGCCGGCATCAGGGGGGCGCTCAGCCGACGAGATGACGACGCAACAGAAGGTTGTGGAAACAATGCGTTTGCGGTGGACCACACCGTGACAGGAAAGGAATAATCATGGCAAGCGACACGCCGTGGTCGAATTTTACGCAAGCCGACTACTCATCGAGTCAATGGGCGCGCGCTTGTGTAATCGACCGTGAAGAGGGTGCTCCCGAATCGAAAGACAGGTACTGCCTGGCGGTGCGTGAACCGTCGGGTGTGGTGAATCGCCACGCAGTTCATGACGCTACATCGAAAATCCACACGGTGCAGGATATTCCAGCCAACAAGAGAGCGGCTGCTGCGCGCAAATTACTGACTATGTATCGCACTGAACTGTCAGAAACACCGCCCGACAGTTTGATGAACATGGTTGACAGCGGCGAACGCTCGGCACCCCCGCTCACGGAACGTGCCTTCGTAAGTCTTTGGCAGAAAGGCGGCTCCGAAATCTCGGTGCGTAAAGCACCGGATGGTAGTCCATCTCGTATTATTGGTGGTTACGCTTCCGTTTACAATAAAAGAAGCGAGCCGTTAGGTGGCTTTGTCGAGATCGTGGAACCGTCATGTTGGAACAAGTCGCGGGCCGACAATTGGCCGGGCGTGGTTTGCCGATTTGAGCACCATAATCTTATGCTCTTAGGTACCACGGCGTCGGGTACCTTGCAGCTCAGCCCTGATAATGTTGGGCTGGACTACTCCGTGGACCTGCCTGAATGTCGTAACGATGTTTGGGAGATGGTGCAGCGCAGGGACATTCGTAATAGCTCTTTTGCGTTTCAGGTTTACGACGATGATTTTACACATGATGAGGGTATGCCGGTCAGGCATTTGTTGTCGGCCCGACTTATCGATGTCAGCCCTGTCACCACTCCCGCCTATTTGGATTCTAGCGTGAATGCTCGGGATGCGAGTATTGGGTTGCGGTCGCTAGCTGATTTTGTCGGGGCACCCTACGAGGATGTCGTTAAGTTGTCGGAGTGTAATGATCTGCGGCGTCTGTTCATCAGAACTGACAACAACGGCAAGCCGACGACTAAGAAACGCAGTGGCCGTGAAGCGCTTTTGGAGACTTTGCGAATGGAAGACCCTGACAGCCCGATTGAGTAATTGGTGCTAGAATAGGTTTTAAGACCCCCGCACCTGCGGCAGCAGGCCGGGGGCGTGGCCGAACTGGTTAGGAGTTCGACGTGTCAGATGATACACGTAAGTTTTGCGGTAGGTGCAAGCGACTCAAGCCTTTTGATCAGTTTCATCGCAATAGGGCAAACGTTGACGGTTTGGCCACATGGTGCACTTCGTGCAGAAGTGAAGGTCGTCGAATCACTGAAAAGTGTTGTGAGTATTGTGAACTGGTTAAACCGATTAATGAGTTTGATTCTTCGGTAAAGAAGTTCTGCAAGCAGTGTGCGGAGACCCCTACTGAGAGAAGGCGTCGTTACCACCTGAAGTCGTATTACGATATGACACAAGAGGATTTCGATAACCTGTGGTCAGCTCAAGGGGGTAAGTGTCCTTGTGGAGTTCCCCTTAGTCTCAATGGTTTCATCGATAATCAGGGTGTTCATATCGATCACGATCATGCTTGTTGTCCCGGTGTTGTATCGTGTGGTGAGTGTGTGCGTGGATTGCTTTGCGGCCCTTGCAATCGCACTATAGGTCATGCACAGGAATCGCCCAGACGTTTGATTAAGCTCGCGACATATCTCGGTGTATCTCAGATGGAGATCATGCTTGGTTTGTATTAAATCCAAGTAGCGCTATAGTTTTCCGGTTCGGCCAGGGCAGCCCCAAAGGCACCCTGGCTGAAACTGTTGTGCGGGTAGCCGCACCGTTCCCGAAGGCAGGGGATAGCCACCTTCACTCATCGCAAGAAAGGACCATTCATTATGAGTGGGGTTGCAGTTACAGATCCGACTTTGGTTAAGTTGGTTGAGCGCCGCAAAGCGGTGTGGCACACGTGTAAAACTCTGTCTGACACGGCTTCTGAAGAGAACCGTGATATGACTCCTGAGGAGAACTCTGCGTGGGAAAAGGCCATGACCGAGTTGAGGGCCATTGATGTCCGGCGCGAGAACATTCAGGCCGGGCTTCAAGCGGATCAGATGGCAGAGGCCAGGGCAGAGGGACTGCTGCGGCAGGCATACGACCCTGGTTCGCCGGATGGTGGCAGCGGTGGTATGCCGCCCGCGCTGAGTGCTGAGCGGGAAGCGCAGGAGTTGCGTGATTTCTGCATGGGTAAAACCAGGGTTTACGAGTGTCGTCTGCCCACCGCTTTGGAGCGGCGCGCGTGGACGGGTGGGTATGAGACTCGTGTCCTGGGTGACACTACTACTGGTGGTATTCACGCGGTGCCGTTGCCGACATCCTTTGTGGGCCAACTTTATCGCTACCTCGTTGATACCTCATCGATTCGGCAGACCAACCCCACGGTGTACACCACCAGCTCCGGTGAAAACCTCGCCGTGCCGGTGTCCACCGTTGAAGGTGCTGCCACGTGGACCGGTGAAGGTGTGGCGCTGACCCCCAGC